CAACAAAAACTAGACCACTTGTAGTAGCTAAATTAGAGGCTTATATGCGTGATAGAGCTTGTGTTATTCAATCACGTCGATTATTAGAAGAATTAAGAACATTTGTTTGGAAGAATGGTAAAGCACAAGCTAATGATGGATATAATGACGACTTGATAATGGCTTTTGGTATTGGTATGTTTTTACGTGATACAGCTTTAAAATTCTCTCAAACAGGTATGGACTTAACTCGCGCTTCACTTGGAGGTATAGGAAAAATTTCATATAATACCGGACCAAGTGGCTTTTATACCCCACATAGTCCGCAACAAAATAATCCTTGGCAAATGGATAATGGTAGAGGACAAATGGAAGATATTAGCTGGTTGGTTTAGATAAATATTTATAACATATACTAAGATACTATGGGATTATTTGACAATCTAAAACGATTATTCTCTTCAGACGTTGTTATTCGTAATGTAGGTGGGGATGAGTTGAGAGTAATTGATACAGATCGAATACAGTCATTAGGTACTTTACAGACTAATGCACTTGTAGACCGATTCACTAAAATTTATACCACATCTGGTGCTGGTATTTATAATGTAAACAATGTTTACAACTACCAGACATTAAGGGTACAACTTTATACCGACTATGAATCAATGGATACTGACGCTATTGTAGCTTCAGCACTTGATATTATAGCCGATGAGTGTACTTTAAAAAATGAACATGGTGAAATGCTCCATGTTCGCTCTAGTGATGAAAATATTCAAAAGATATTATACAACTTATTCTATGATGTGTTAAATATTGAATTCAACTTATGGAGTTGGGCTCGTAACATGTGTAAGTATGGTGACTTTTATCTTAAATTAGAAATAGCTGAGAAATTTGGTGTATATAATGTTATACCATTCTCCGCTTACTCAATTATCAGAGAGGAAGGTACTAATCCTAAAAATCCTACTTATGTAAGATTTAAATATGATCCTACATCAGTATCTGGTATCACTACTCCTCAAACACAGTACGCTTTAGGTACATCAACATCAGATATCTACTTTGAAAACTATGAAATGGCTCACTTTAGATTAATAAGTGATGTTAACTATTTACCTTATGGTAGAAGTTATTTAGAGCCAGGCCGTAAGATATTCAAACAAATGATATTAATGGAAGATGCGATGTTAATTCATCGTATTGTTCGTGCTCCTGAAAAACGTATTTTCTATATGAATGTAGGTGCTATTCCTCCAAATGAGGTAGAAGCATTCATGCAAAAAACAGTACAAAAACTTAAGAAAGTACCTTTTGTAGATCCAACAACAGGCCAATATAACCTTAAGTACAATATGATGAACATGATGGAAGACTTTTACATTCCTGTAAGAGGTAACGACCAATCAACTCGTATTGATACAGCAAAAGGTTTAGAATATAATGGTATTGAAGACGTAGCTTACTTAAGAGATAAGTTATTCGCTGCTCTTAAGATACCTAAAGCATTTATGGGTTATGAAAAAGACTTAACTGGTAAAGCTACATTAGCCGCTGAAGATATTAGATTTGCTCGTACAGTAGAACGTATTCAAAAGATATTATTATCAGAATTAACTAAGATTGCCTTAGTACACTTATATACTCAAGGATATGATGGTGAAATGTTAACCAACTTTGAGTTAAACTTAACTACACCTTCTATCATTTATGATCAAGAACGTGTTAACTTAATGAAAGAAAAAGTTGAGTTAGCAAGTAACATTATGGAGTCTAATTTATTACCAACTGATTGGATTTATGATAACTTATTCCATTTCAGCCAAGACCAATATGATGAATATCGTGATTTAATTATTGAAGATAAAAAACGTAAGTTTAGATTAGCTCAAATTGAAGGTGAAGGTAATGACCCAGATGAATCAGGCCAGGTATATGGTACACCACACCAATTAGCTGTCGCTTATGGTAAGGGTAGAAAAGATGGAGCTGTGCCAACAGGATATAACGAGAAAAATCCTAATGAACCTGTACACTTAGTTGGCCGTCCTGAGGCTTCAGTATCAAATATTAATCGTCAAGATAATCCATTTGGTAAAGATAGATTAGGTACTAAATCATATAGCACAGCAGGTGTAGACCAAGAAGATACATTAGCAAAAACTCAATGGAAAGGTGGATCACCATTAGCATTAGAAACATATCTTAAAAACAAGAAAATGTTTGATGGATTACCAGTAAATCGCCGTACAACTTTATTTGAAAGTGATTTACTGAATGAAAACAACATCCGCGACGAGATCAAATAATATACATATTTATAATTAGTATCATTATACTAAACTATGCGCATAAAACATAACAAATTTCGCAACACTGGTGTATTATTTGAGCTATTAGTGCGTCAAATAGCATCAGACACATTGGCGAATACTGATTCTAAGGCGGTAAAGATTGTGAAAAAATATTTTCACAGTAATGAAATAGCAAAAGAGCATAAACTCTACCATACTATTTTAACAGCACCACGCTTAAGTGAAGGTAAAGCTGAAGCATTAGTTAATACTACTGTTGACTTAGCTAAAAAATTAAACAAAGAAACATTACTTAAGGAAAAATACAACTTAATTAAAGAAATTAAGAAGCATTATAACCTTGAGAGCTTTTTCAAAGTCAAAGTTAACAACTATAAAACATTAGCCGCCGCTTACACATTATTTGAATCTGCTATGGATAATAAGTTTGTTGAGCCTAAACAATTAGTGCTTAATAAACTTACTGTAATGGAACATATCACTAAGAAAACCTTAGTTGAAAATAAAGAAAACGAAGTTGAACAAGTATTAGCTAAAGAAGATAAAAATGTACGTTTATTAGCATATAAAATGTTAATTGAGAAGTTCAACACTAAATACTCAACATTAAGTACACGTCAAAAGTTAGTACTTAAAGAATTCATTAACAATATTTCTAATCCTGAACACCTTAAAACATATATCAACGAGAACCTTAATAAGGTTAAAACCGAGTTAACTGATTTAGTTAAACAAGTTAATGACAAAACAACTGAAATTAAGTTAAACGAAGTTATAACGTTGATAAAGCCAATATCTAACAAGTCGTCTGTAAAAGATGAACATTTAGTAGCATTACTTCAATATCAGCAACTAGCTGAGGAAATTAAGAAAGTAAATGGATAAGAAAAAATTAGGAATTAAACTTAAAAAAGAAACATCGGCCACAGGAACCGGTGCTTCTGTAACTCCAGGTGTTGGTATGGGCGTAGCTACAAAATATGCTTTTAAGAAAAAAGTAAAAGAAGATGCCCCACAACTAGCAGCTGGTAAAGTAAAAGATAACTATGCTGTGTCTCATTTTGGTTTTACTAATGCTCCATCTAAACCAAATCGTTCTTCAAAAGCAATTGACTATAAAGAACTATGGGAAGCAGGTGAATATGAGTCTTTAGCAGATATGTTAGCACAATTAGGTGCTGAAGAAGATGCTGTTAAAGTACTTGTAAAAGCAGTTGAAATGGGAGCTTTAAAACCAACTGATGCTATTGAAATTGTTAAAAAAACAGTTAGCTTAAATGAAGGATACGCTCAGTTTAGAAACGAAACTAAAATGCGTTCTAAACCAGATCAGTTCCATCAAGCAGTTAAACAAATAAAAAGAAAAATGAACGAAATCAATCGCATATTTGAATACGTTGATCGTTTAAAAAGTGAATTAAGTGAAGGTGAAGATTTAAAATATAAAAAATATACTGAAAATGCATTCCAACAAATTAAAGAGAGTGCAAAATCATTATTTTTAAAATCTACAAAACTAAAATAAAATGGCAGATAATTTTGACATGAAACAATTCCTAGTTGAAAACAAATTAGGTGCTTATTCTAAATTAAGAGAAAATCCAGAGCAACAATATTATGTTCATGATGAAGAAGGATTAGAAGAACCAATTGGTCCTTTCTCATTAGAACAAGCTAAAGCTGAAGTAATTAAACAAGGTGAAGGCTGGAAATTGATTGATGCTGAAACAGCTAAAGAAATTTGGTCACATTTAGGTGAAGGTGAAGCTGCTTATGAATATGAGAAAGGTAAAGCCGCTGGTGAAAAAGAAGAAAAAGAAAAATTAGCTAAAGAAGATCTAGGACAAGATCGTACTGATGCTGAAGCAGAAAAAATGATGGATTTCTTAGCTGAGAAAAATGTAGAAGAAGTAAGCCAAAATACATTCATGGTTGTTGATAGAATTGAAGAAATTGTTAGTAATTTAGCTCGCAATATCTCAACTAACTCAAAT